AATTTGGCTTTACAAAGGCGGTGGGAATTGTCATCATTTTTGGTTAAGACAAATATACAAGACATCTTTAAGGGGTGCTAAGGGCAAAATAAACTCAAACCAATTAATATCTTATACTAAAGCAAAAAGTGAGGGTTTTACAGCAGAAAAGAATGACAATTTAGTGGCTAGACCACCTAAGAGAATGAAGAATAACGGATTTTTAGAACCAAGGTAATTATGGCATACGTACTATTTATATCAGAACAGAAATTAAAAGACAGCACAGCAATCAATTTGAATGTCGATACAAACATATTGCTTCCTTATATAAGACAGGCACAGAAGCTTTATGTTGAGCAAAAGATAGGAACGGATTTAACACAAAAGCTTAAAGACTTAATCACAGCAGGAACACTTGGAAATGGTGGTAATGAAGCTTATGAAACTTTAGTAGATACATACGTTGGGGATATGCTACCTTCATGGGCGTTTTACCACGCTATCCCATTCCTTAGGTTTAAGGTGGAAAATGGAAACATATATAATAAAGTATCAGAAACAGGAACAGCTTTAAGCACAGAAGAAGCACAACATTTAAGAGAAGAAATCAGGAACACAGCGGAATACTATACGGAAAGAATGATAGAGTACGTTAAAAACAATACATCATTATTCCCTGAATACTCTACCAATTCAGGTGCAGACATCTCCCCTGATTCCAATGCCTACTATAATGGAATGAACCTTGAACGCCCACCTAGACAGGGGAATAAATTAACTTTAAGAGATTTTTTAACACCTGACTTAACTTAATGAAGAAACATTACAAACCAAAGAAAGTAAATATAACTAAGCTAAAATCCTACTTGGAAACTAAGCCTAAAAATAATAATAATGACAGATCTAAAAGACACAATACAAGTAGGAATAGCTAACGGATCAGCTATTGGAGTATCACTAGTTGAAGCAAACGAATTATTGACTTTTATTTCTTTAATTCTAGCAATAGCATTTACTATTTATAAATTTGTAAAATTCAAAAAATGAAACGGCGTAAACTGAACAGCAACAATCCTAAGTATAACAAAACCCAAGAAAGTGATGTTAAAGTGCGTAAAGAATTTGTTAAAGAAGTTAAAGGGTGTAAAATCTACAAAACCTATTATCTCTAACCCTAAACACATAAACCTTTTAATTCTTAGAGATACTTTTACTGATGAAAGTACAATAGGAGAATTATTTTTAGACGGTGAAAGGTTTTGTGATACATTAGAATTACCTTATAGAGATAATCAAAGAAGTATATCCTGCATACCCACAGGGCAGTATAAGGTGAGAATAAGATACCCAAGAGAAAGTGCAACAAGAGAATATTTGCACTTATTAGTTCAAGATGTAAAAGATCGTTCATATATATTATTTCATAGAGGAAATACAGCTAAAGACACAAGGGGTTGCATACTAGTAGGGCAAGGTAGCCAACAAGACATTGTTCATAATTCAACTTTAGCTATGGACTTACTTATGAAAGAAATTATAAATTTGGGTGGCGAGAATATTAATTTAATAATCAAAAATAAATAATCATGAAAAAGTTTTTAAAAAACTATTTAATCGGACAAATGTTTAAGTCTAAGAAGTTTTGGTACGCAGTAAGTTCAGTTGTTGTTCCTGCTATTGTTACTTACTTAGGTGTTGATGAAACAACTGCAAAAGATTTATATTATGCAATCTTAACCTTAATTGTAGGACAAGGAATTGCTGATGTCGCTAAGAAATAATAGATACAGACTAAAGCCGCACGAAATTGTGGCACTACAAAAAATGCGAGAAACCGAAACTAGTAACGTCCTAGTTGTCGGTGACTTGCATGAACCATTTTGCCTAGACGGCTACCTGGACTTTTGCTTAGAACAATACGAAACTTATAATTGCAATCAAGTTATATTCATAGGTGATATCCTAGACAATCACGCATTTTCCTACCACGAACCTGATCCTGATGGAATGTCAGCAGGTTTAGAACTAGAAAAGACAATAGAAAAAGTAGCACAATGGTACAACGCTTTTCCTGATGCTGATGTTTGTATCGGAAACCACGACAGAATGGCTAGTCGTAAAGCAATGACAGGCGGTATTCCTGCTGCTTGGATAAAGTCTTACAATGAAGTCTTAGGCACACCTAATTGGAATTGGGTTGAATCAATAGTCTATGATTATGTGCTGTATGAACACGGTGAAGGTGGGCAGGCACAAGCTAAAGCAAAAAATAACCTAATGTCAAGTGTTTGTGGACATACTCACACGGAAGCATATTGCAAATGGTTTGTAGGAAAACGCTTTAGGGTGTTCGGTATGCAGGTAGGTTGTGGGGTTGATTCAACCACTTATGCAGCAGCATACGCTAAAAACTTTAAAAGACAAGCTATAGGTTGCTCAGTCGTACTAAACAATGGTACACTACCAATAAACCTTTTAATGCCCTTATAATGCAGCTAAAAGACACTACAAAGCTCACACTATTCTATTTTCTTATAATAGTAATAGTATTGCTTTTCTCTATATAAAACACTAATTAACACCTTTATTGTTAATAACTTTGTAAATTATTCTGTTTATAACATTGTTAATTCAAAAATAGTTTGTATTATTGCATCATATTAATCAATACGAAAATAAGATGTACACAAACTACACAATGAAAGAAGCAACAAACAAACAGGAAGCTATTATATCAATATGTGATGTATTAAAAGAAAGGCCTGTATGGCTTAATAAATGCCTAAGTAACTTATCTGTTATTTTACAAAATAGCAACGAAACAAATCAAAATATTATATTACAATCTATGCCACCTGAAACTTGTGTAGATTTATTTGTTGAATTTAAAACCGAATACTATAACTTTAAAGACAATACAGTATGGAGTTAAAAGAAAAAATTGAACAAGAACGATTAGCTTTAGAATATATGGAAACTGTTTTAATTTGCGAATCCTTTTACTTTTATAATAACGGAGTATATAAAACAATAGAAGATCTATCGCCGCAGGGTTGGTTTACAGACTTAAAAAAAGTAGAACCAAGTATCAGAATTTTTGGAACAAGAGAACAAATAGATGAAGCTTTAGATGTTTATATTGAAATGACAGGGCTTAATCTTGATGAAGTTTATGATTATGAAAATAAAGATATGCTAAAAATCTACAAAGAAAGATATAATAAAATGAATAATAATAAAGCACTAATAACAACGATATGAAAAACGAACACGAAGTAGCACCTGTAATTGAAAAGATTTTTAATTTAGGAAAAAACGAAAAGCAAGAAGATGAATTAATACACAAAAGAATGAATGATATTAATACATTTCAAGCACACGAAAACGAAGTATATTTAAGAGGAACAGATGAATACGGACAAGACTTTCAACTTTGTTTTGATAGCTATGATTTTTTAGAATGGATAGATACAGAACAATTAGAATATATAAAAGAACAACTTACTAAATACATAAAAACAAAATGAAAAAAAATATAGATCAATTTGAATTTGCAGCTTGGTTTGCAGAACATAGGCCAAACGATTTTAGCCCAATAGGTAGGTTAGAATTATATGAAATGCTAAGAAGTTATGAAGAAGATACAGGGGAGGAAATAGAATTTGATCCTATTGCTTTCTGTTGTGAATATACAGAATACGAAGATATGGAAGAATTTTGGCTTGATTATGACAGGGCAGATTATCCTAATGAAGAATCAATAATGGACGCAACTTTTTATTGGGGATTTGGAGATTCTTTTATAATACAACAATTTTAAAATAAATTTTTTATTTTTGAACAGAATTATAAACTAAATTATTAAACATGAAAACAGAACTAATTAAGGAAAAGTACAATCATTATGGCTTAACACCTGATGATGTATATAGGCATCAACACTATGTCATAATAACTAGATCAGGTATAGACAAGATACAAGCAATAGAAAATATAACTATTGATTATGAAGTAATAAATTGCGAAAAAGACTTTTGTGTTGTTAAAGCAAATGCACTAAAGGGTGAAGCATCAATACAAACATTTGGATCAGCCCTAAAAGGTGGGTTTAAAGATGGTAACTGCAACACTTGGTACGTTATGGAAATGGCTGAAAAAAGGGCTATGAGCAGGGCAGTACTAAAACTCACAGGTTTTTACGAACTAGGGGTGTTTGGTGAAGATGAATCAGAAGATTTTAAAAAGAAATATTAATAAATTAAATAAATAAAAATGGAAATTAAAGGAAAAATAATTGGAATATTAGAATCAGAAACAGGTACAAGTAAGGCAGGTAAGTCTTGGGAAAGTCAAGTTTGTGTTATAGACACAGGTGCAGAATACAACAATAAAATAGCCCTAAAATTTATGGGGGATAAAGTTAGTTTGCTGCAAAATTTAAGTGAAGGGGATAATGTTCATGCTCATTGTAATGTTTATTCAAGAGAATATAACGGAAGATTTTTTAATAACATAGACTGTTGGAGAATTGCATTGAGTAATACTGACGATATTAAAAGTTCCGTAGATGATGCTTGGGCAACCTCAGATGATAATCCATTTTAAGATGATACAAGAAGAAAATTTTAAGAATTTATGTAACCTTACTACATCATTAGTAGGGCTGCGTAAAGGTTCTCTTTCTTACAAAAGCAGGGAACAGAAATATCAGATACCTAGAACAGTTGCAGCAGTAGTGGCAAGAATGGTTGATGATACACATCAAACAATAATAGCTAAAGAACTTAAAAGAGATAGGAGTTTGGTTTATCATTATGAAAAGACACACCAAGCTAATTATAGATCTTTTCCTAAATATAGAGAAGTATTTAATAAAGTTTATAATGCTTATAATAACATACAGGGATCAAAAAGGACTTTTGCAGACTTAGCACAGCTAAAAAATTATTTAAGAGAATGCGGTGTAACTAATAGTGAAAAGCACCAACAAACTATCAGAATCACATCAGGTAGAGTTCAAGCTGATGTAAAATTGTCGTATAGAGATTTTTATAATCAATTAGAAAAGTGTAAAATTGCAATGACAGATTGTAACTATAATTTAGAAATAATATAATGACAAAACCCAACTACTATGCTATTATACCTGCTGATGTAAGATACAGTAAAAATATAACTCCTAATGCGAAACTTCTTTATGCAGAAATAACTGCTTTGTGCAATATGAATGGCAAATGCACAGCTTCAACTCAATACTTTTGTAAACTCTATGAAGTTAGTAGGGTGTCAATTCAAAAATGGCTTAAAACATTAGAAGAAAACAATTATATAAAGCGTGTTAATATATATAAACAAGGTAGTAAAGAAATAGATACAAGGGTGATAACTTTGGTTAACATGCCTACTAAAGAAAAGTTTACAGATAATAATAATATAAATATAACTAATACTAATCTTACAGATAGTAATAATAAAGGGCGTTTTAAAAAACCAACTAATTGGGAAATTAAAATTTATTGTGAGCAAAGAGAGAACAATATAGATGCGGAAACTTTTTATGATTTTTATGAAAGTAAAGATTGGAAAGTTGGTAAAACAAAAATGAAAGATTGGAAGGCATGTGTTCGCACTTGGGAAAGGAGAGAAGTAAAAAAACAAACAATGGGGAAACTACACTCACAATTAAATGAATGGCAAGAAGCTAAAAAATTATTATGAAACCATTAAAAAACGAAAACCTAAAAGATTTGGCAGAAAAAGTGTTAGATTTAGTAGCTAAGACATCAGTTGAAATAGGACATAAAACAGACGCA